GGCGGTTTTGGAGCAGTTGCATCAAATATGAATATAACTGAACTTATATTTTATAATACAAGTCAGCAATCAAATAGAAATGGAATTGAAACAAGTATAAATTCATATTACTCAATTTATTAAAATGGCATATATTAAAGTTTTACCACAGGCAGGATTAACAAGTTACGAAAGAGCAGAAGCAATCAGTTACGAACTATGGGCGATAAGCAGGCCGCCTGCTATCCGTAACCCTAACGATGTAACGGCCTATATGTTTGGATGGGTTAAGCATCCTACACAAGACCCGGCATACGTTGAGGTTGTAGATACTGCATTGGATGTGGATACTGCATACAACATTATCGTACATCCCGATAATAACCTGACTAATCTTATCGCTTTGTTTCCTGAGTTAAGTCAAGCGGAAAAAGATGGTTTGGCCGCGTATATTGAAAGTCAGCAATCGTTTCCATTCGGTGCAATTGTTCCGAGCGATGTAACTTTATTTACTTATCAGGAAATGAAAGATAGCGGATGGTTTCCTGAAATTGATTTTGGAGGGTTAATATGAGGGGGTTTGTATTATTGATTACGGCTATATTAATAGCAATAATAATACTGCCTATTGGGTTTGGTTATCAGATTATAAGTTCTTTGTTTAAAGCGGTAAATGAGTATTTATTTAAGGTGGCGAAAAGTATTGACCAATTGGGTAATGTGGTTTGCAGGGACTTATTTAATGACACTTTGATAAAGAAAGGCGGTTACCGATTTGGTAATGAAGATAGGACAATCAGTCACGTGTTGGGGAAGAATGAAGAAACAAAAACTTTGAGTATATTGGGTAAGTGTTTAGCATGGATATTAAATACAATAGATAAGGACCACAACCAAAAAGCCATAGAATACCCACATACAAGACAACCAAGACCATAGTGTTGATGAAAAGCATTTAGATTTTATAATGATTTATATTTACTTTGTAGAAAATAATATATGAGATGAGTGCTAAGATTGAGGTATTAACCATGTGGTCATTAAGCATTGCCGCTTTTGTTACGCAGAATGATACCATATTCATTATGACAGTATTAGGTAATGCCTTTTGGATAATTAAAAATGCACCAGGAGCTATAAAGAATATTATTCAATTTAAAAATAAAGTATATGCCAGAATGGTTAAAAAGACTGACGAAAACTGACATCAGAAACACCCTTGCCATTATTATAGTGGTGGGGAGCTTTTTGCTATTGTATCTATTGCAGGTTAAGCCGATTCCTGAACAGAATCATGATTTAGTATTAACGGCAGGCGGCTTCATCTTTGGGGGTGCATTGGCGGGTGTTGTGGGTTATTATTTCGGAGCTACTAAAACAGATAAGAAACAAAATGACTCCGAAGGATAAAGAGATGCACTTCTGGGCAGGGGTAGCTATCAGCATAGCCGCCTTAGTGTTTTTTAAAGCAATCGAAATCTCGTATTGCTCTTTATGGGTATCAGGAGTAGTAACAGCAGCAGCCGTAGGCAAGGAGTTTAAAGACCTGATGGACTACGGAGGATTTGACTGGAGAGATGCCGTATATACCATTGCAGGTGGCATGGTAGGGATTTTACTTTCATTCTTTTAATATGAAATATTTATACCTGTTGGCACTATATGTACTTGCATCATGTAGTAAGGCTACATTTGACAAGCCAATTCAGCCAATAGGATGCGATGTTCTGCAAGGAGAATACAATAATATAAAAAGGATGTCGCAGGATGAGCAAGAAATTGCGACAAGAAGAGGGAGAACGAGGGATACTGATAGAGATGGTATACTAGATGAAAACGACAATTGCTCCGTCACATTCAATCCAGACCAATTAGACAGCGATAAAGATGGCATAGGAGACGCTTGCGATGCTACGCCACTGCCTCCAATTGCCGGCACAGGACCTTGGGTGATATTCCTTGATTTTGATGGTCATTACATATCAGAAACTGAATGGACAGCTCAAAATGGAGGATTACCATTCTACGCTACGCCATCAGGACTTAGCTCAACAGAAATTAAAAATATTGTAGATTCTGTAACTACCGACTTCGCTCAGTTTAAAAACATAAACGTAACTACAGATTCAAATACATACAATAGCGCATCTGTTGTTAGAAGGCAAAGAGTGGTAATAACACAGTATAATGAGTGGTATGGGAATGTAGGAGGCGTATCTTATATAGAATCTATTAAGTGGGGGAAGGATGTGGCTTGTTTTGTATTCAGCAAGGCTCTGTCCTATAATCAAAAGAGAATAGCGGAGTGCATATCTCACGAGACTGGACACACGCTAGGGTTGTATCATCAAATAACATGCTCTTCCACAGGAGTATTTGTTGCCGAATACAACTCAGGAACAGGCAATTCTACAACAGGAAGAGCGCCTATAATGGGTAATTCCTATGCGAGGCCAGGATATTGGTGGATAGGACCTAATTCCTTAGGGTGCAACAACGCACAAAACGACAGCTTAATAATTAGAAATTTAACAGGATTATGAAACATATATTTACAATCATCATTGCAGTTGTTTTTGTAAGCTGCTCTACGCCTAAGAAATTAAACAAATTAATGAATAAGCTTCCTGAAGCTACGGCAAAGGAGTGCAGCCAAAGGTTTCCAATAAAGGAAACTACCGATACATTGACTATTACAGACACGGCCATGCTTCAGGCCTACGAGCAGGAGTATCTTCGTGTTATTCTTATGCTGAATGACATGATGAATAAGGGTTGCGATACCATAATAAGGGAGAAGATTAAGGAGGTCGTTAAAACCATCCCATCTAAGCCTCAAACAAAAGTCGTAGTTAAGACCCAGGAAAGCACAGCTAAGCTTCAGGTAGTCAAGGATTCATGCGATAAATTGGTAAAGGAGTTTGTCACAATAAATCAAAATAATGCGACAACTATTGACAACCTGATGAAGACAAATGGCAAGCTTAAAGGTCAAAACAACTGGCTTTGGCTGATAGTAATTTTACTGCTTATTTGGATATTCAGGAAGCAGGTGCTATCTTTAATAAAAAAAGTAATATGATTAACGAGAACAACTATGATATGTGGGTGGCTATAGCATTCTGCTACCTACCCATCATCCCTTTGCTTATTTTAGCTTACAAATCTTCTCAATCCGGAAGTATGGTTAAGAAGCATCAACCAGGTACTCCTGACTGGCAGTACACATGGGTTAAATCCGATATTAACGTACCAATTGTAAAAACAGGATGGTTTCAGTTCGCTGTCATTTGGTTTATATTAGGTAGCTTATTTTTCTTCGGTGCTTTATGGCCTGACCATCATGATATTTGGTTTGAACCAGTAAGCAAATGACGCTTATTTATCCCATATTTGCGGCATTAATCACCGCAATAATTGAGGCGATTAGGATATACTTATCGAAGGGATTTACTGCCAATATAAACAAGCTGTGGACCTATACGATAGGTATATTGTTTTTTGCGGTATGCCTTGCTTTAAGCGTAGGATACTACGATGAGATATGGCCACTGGATGTAGCGTGTTATATGGTGTACTTTGCATCCGTAAGAGGGGTATTATATGACCCGTTACTGAATGTGTTAAGAGGACTAAAGATAGATTACGTATCCAAGACAACTAACAGCATAATAGACAGAGTAATAGGAAACAGAGTTCAATTCTGGGTATTAAGAATTATTTATTTAGCAATTGCTTTAATATCTGGATTTATATGGATAACTTTACTACGCAGGGCGCAAGGGATATATTAATCCTGTTTGTGTTTTGGTTAGTGATGATAGTGATAAATCTTATTAAGCCTAAAAGAAAATGAGAAGGATAGACTACATCGTTATTCATTGTACAGCAACTCCTCAGACTACCAAAATTCAGTCTATCAGGAACTACTGGAAGAACGTTCTGAAGTGGAGGAACGTAGGGTATCACTTTATTGTCGAGGCCAATGGAAATGTAACGCAGCTGTCAGATATAGTTAATCCTACAAATGGCGTAGCAGGATTCAATACAAGGTCTATACATATCTCTTACATAGGTGGAGTTGACAAGGATGGCAAGCCGGTGGATAACAGGACAGATGCTCAAAAGCAGGCCCTCATTGACACGATTAAGAAAGTAAGAAACGAAATAGCATTGAAGCAGAGATTCTTCCCCGTCATCCAAGGTCATACAGATTTTCCAGGTGTTTCTAAGTCATGTCCTTGTTTTGATGCTAAGGAAGAATACAAAGATATTTGAAGATAATGTCCCCGAAGTACAAGGGGTCGTAGTTCCTCTCACTCCACAAGGGAGTCAAAAACGAGAGCCTAATCGTAAGGTAGGATGGGAGTGCAATGCCCACTGACGTAAGAAAAGTTTGCAGGTTAGCCTCTTGTCGTAAGTGGGAATAAATACCACCTTGGGTAGCGTCCTTGCATTAGTCAGGGAGATACGGGTTCGAATCCCGTAGAGGCTTCTAAAAATATGTAATGGGGAAACTAACCGAATTAGGTATTCTTGCAAAGGATTACTGCAAAGCTAACCCTAAACTACCTGACCTTACTCTTGCAAGGAAGATGTATGAGGAGAATAAAGGCTTGCTTAAAAGTGTAGAGTCTGCTCGTGACTATATAAGATACTACAGAGGCCATAAGACAGAGAAAAGAAGAAACTTGAAGACAATACAAGAAACCAGAAAGCCTATTACATACGATACCAGAAACTATAAGCCATTCAAAGAAGAGGTAGATACAGGTGCAAAAATCCTGATACTGGATATTGAAACAGCTCCCATCAGGGCGAAGGTGTGGGGGATATGGAATCAGAACATATCCATAGACCAGATAGAAAGCGACTGGTTTATACTTACGTGGGCAGCTAAGTGGTTGTTTGATGAACAGACTTACTCAGGAGCATTGACTGGTGAAGAAGCGCTGAAGCAGGATGACAGCAGGATACTCAAAGGTATATGGGAGATGCTAAATCAGGCCGACATTGTTGTCGCTCACAACGGAGATAAGTTTGATTTACCTAAGCTAAATACGAGGTTCCTGATAAATAAAATTAACCCTCCTCTTCCATATCAGTCCATTGACACCTTAAAGCATATCAAAAGAAACTTTGCATTCACATCCAATAAGCTGGAGTTCGTAAACAGAATGCTGGGCCTTCCAAGAAAATCCAAGCATGATGGGTTTGAGCTGTGGAGTAAGTGTTATGTAGGCGACGAGAATGCTCTCAAATCTATGCAGGAGTACAATGTAAACGATGTGGTAATCCTTGAGGAGACATATCTTAGGTTAAGACCTTGGATTAAACCTCATCCAAATACAGCGCTGTTTATCCTTGATGAGCATGAGTACAGATGTCCTACTTGCGGAAGCAATAAGCTTGAGGATGAAGGGAAGAAGTATTATACCACAGTAAAT